CCCGCGACACCAAGAAGAACGGTAGGGCCGACCTCGTTGGTATTATTGTCAACCTCGCCGATTACACGATCGGCGCTGACAAGGGTGGCGAGGTCAACATGTTCGACGACTTCGACATCGACTTCAACCAGTTCAAGTACCTGCTTGAGACTCGCATCTCTGGTGCTCTCACCCAACCCAAGACCGCTATCGTCATCGAGCGGAAGCAGGACGAGGGCGCAATCGTTGCTGGCGAGGACTGAGTCTGAACCATGGCACGATTTTCTGGACTGATCGGTTACGCGGTCCAGGTTGAGAAGGCTCCGGGTGTCTGGGACGACCAGATCACTGAGCATCCGTATCGTGGGGATGTTCTGCGCTCGCAGCGGAGCCTTCAAAACGACACCGAGAATCTTCACCAAAGACTGAATGTTAACAACTCCATCAGTATCATTGGTGATCCATTCGCTTACGAGAATTTCTTCGCCATCAAGTATATTAAGTGGATGGGATCTCGTTGGAACGTCACGAATGTGGAAGTCCGACGACCACGGCTGATACTTACGATCGGGGGTCTGTATAATGGGCCGACGCCGTGAGTTGCAGGAAATTCTCGAAAAGATCCTCGGTTCGAGGTCGGTGTATTTTCAACCTCCGTCATCGATCCAGTTGACGTATCCGTGTATCGTATACGAACTCCAAGATCGTGATACTAAATACGCGGACAATGCGCCATATCGCCACATCAAACGTTACGCGGTCACTCACATATCAAGAGATCCGGACGATCCGACTCCTGATAAAATCGCAAACCTCCCGGGCTGTGATACCGACCGCATGTTCCAACGAGATGGGCTGAACCACCAAACCTTCCGTCTATATTTCTAGGAGGCAGAATGGCTACTCTGGAGTGGGACAAGGTCGGCGAGCACCGGTATGAGTCCGGCGTCGATCATGGTGTCCTGTATGTTTGGGATAAGTCTAAGAAGGCTTACGGAAAGGGTGTCGCCTGGAACGGCCTCACCAAGGTCACTGAGAAGCCCTCAGGTGCTGAGGGTACGAAGAAGTACGCGGACAACATCGCGTACCTGAACATGGTCTCGGCTGAGGAGTTCGCTGCGACTATTGAAGCGTTTACCTACCCGGACGAGTTCCTCGTTTGTGATGGTGTCGCAGTCCCCAAGAAGGGTCTTCAGGTCGGGCAGCAGGAGCGTTCCTCGTTCGCTATGTCTTACCGCACTAAGATCGGTAACGACGCTGACGGTCAGGATGCCGACTACAAGATCCACATCGTTTACGGCCTGCTCGCGTCTCCTTCGGAGAAGGGTTATGAGTCTATCAATGACTCGCCTGAGCCTATCGCATTCTCGTGGGAGGCTAAGTCGACTCCGATTCCTCTGAAGGGCTACAAGCCGGTCTCGTCGCTGTCGTTTGTTGCTTCCGACTTCCAGGAGGCCGATCTCAAGAAGATCACCGACAAGCTTTACGGCACCGCTACCGAGGACCCGAAGATCCTCCTCCCCGACGAGGTCTTCGCCACGCTTGGTGTCACCAACAGCCCGGCTGGTCCCTGACGATCGACTAAGAAAGGATGGTCCTAATGCTAACACTCGAGATCGAACCCGTTGAGTACTACAACGACGAAACGGAGACCTTCGAGAGTCGCGGCGGAGGGACCATCCGCCTCGAGCATAGTCTTTTGGCTATGTCAAAATGGGAGATGCGATGGAAGCGACCGTTTCTTCACGCGTCTCCCGAGACTTCCGAAGAGCTTATTCACTACATCAAATGTATGTCTGTGGACGGTGAGATCCCTGAAGATCTTATCTACGGCCTTACTACATCGCAGGTTAGGCAGGTCTCCGACTATTTGGCGGATCCTGCTACCGCATCGTCAGTAACGAGTCGCCAGAAAGACTCGAAATCAAAGGAACAGACCACAACAGAGCTCATATACTATTGGATGGTGGCGCTTCAGATTCCATTCGAGTGCGAGACATGGCACATTAATCGCCTTCTCATGCTCATTCGAATCTGCAACATCAAGAACCGCCAAGCCGACCCCAAGGCTACTAAGATGTCTCAGGATGAGATTGTCCAAGACTATCGACGGGAGAACGAGAGACGCCGAGCAATGCTTGGAACGAAGGGATGACAATGGGAAAGCACGAAGAGTTTCCTGACGAGGCATTCGCCCCGCAGGAGCGTATTGGAACGGATCCTTTCGAGGATCGAGGTATCGAGGTCAGCCAGACCACGGAGGTGATTAAGTGAGCGTCGCTTATGATGTTCTAGCTCGAGCTGCTGCTCGAATCGGGTATTACGCCCCTGACGACCCCAACCCCGGATCTGAGGCTGGGCGTTATTGGGCCGCCCGAACTGGTCAGCAGTGGCTCGCCGGTCCATCCGACTCAGTCTGGTGGTGTATGCTCTTCGTGAGCATGTGTCTCGATGAGTGCGGTCAGATCGACGCTATTGGCGGATTCTCGTTCAACACCGACTACACCGTCAACAAGGTCCGCCAGCATCCGGATGCGTACTTCGTGTCTGTATACGACGCTGCTCCCGGCGACGTTGTCATCTTCAACTGGGATGGCGGCGGTACCGACCACGTCGGCTTCGTTGAGCGTAATCTGGGCGGCGGAGTTCTCCAGACTATCGAGGGCAACACCTCGTCCGGATCTTACGGATCGCAGTCTGCGGGTAACGGTGTTTGGCGTCGAGTTCGTAGCGAGTCCATCGCTTACGTAATCCGCCCGGCTTACTCTGACAGCTCTGATCCCACGCCTTCTGGTCCGACCGACATCACCGCTCTTCAGCGTGCAGTTCGCGCCGAGGCTGACAACGTTGCGGGCCCCGACACTCGCAGCCGTGTTTACGCTGTCTGCGCGGCATCGGATTGGGCTGGTAACCAGTTCCCGTTTGGAGTTGCGTACACTCAGGCGGTCGTCGGAGCAGTTCCTGACGGAATTTGGGGCGATGCTTCTGAGGAGGCGCACGATGCCTGTGTTGAGGCTATCCAGGCTGCCGTCGGCGCTGAGGTCGATGGTGTTTGGGGTGCTGACACGAACGCTCGTGTGACTTCCGCGCTCGACTCTGCTGAGCAGCCGTAAGAGGTCAAAATGGTAGTCCGGAGGTAACAAGATGGGCTTTTCGTTCACAACTACTGGAGACTATTCCCGTACTGAGACTTGGTTAAAAGGTCTCCGCGACGGCAAGTACCTGAAAGTTCTTGACGCTGCTGGGAATAAGGGCGTGAACGCGCTGTCGAAAGCTACACCGGTTGCCTCCGGGCGAACCGCGGGATCGTGGTCTTACGAGATAAAGCGTAAGGGGCGACAAAGCGCGGAGATCGTTTGGAAGAACGATCACATAGAACAGGGTTTCAACGTGGCTGTGGGTCTTCAATACGGCCACGGAACCCGCACTGGGGGTTATGTACGGGGTATCGACTACATCAACCCCGCCTTAAAACCCATCTTCGAGCAAATTCTTAAGGATGTCGAGGGGGCTATCAAGGGTGGCTAGTATTGACGAGCGAATCGTATCGCTCAAGTTTAATGCCGATCAGTTCTCTGACAACGTCGGTAAGTCCATGAGCTTGCTCGACAAGCTTAAGGAAAAGCTAAACCTTAAGGGCGCAGGACAAGGCATCGCCGAACTGAATGGTTCTGTGAACAAGATCGACTTCGGTCCGATCACTAGCGGAATCGATCGGGTGAAAGAGGGGTTCTCCACCCTAGCGGTCGCTGCCGGAACGGCTCTGGGCAATATCGCGACATCGATTGTCTCAACGCTCGGAAGTGCCCTAAACTCCATCTCGTTCCAGCCTATTAAAGATGGTTTCGCTGAGTACGAGCTGGGGCTTAACTCCGTTCAGACGATTCTCAACAACACCAAATCCAAGGGCGAAGACATCAACACGGTTAATGCCGCGTTGAAAGATCTTAACAACTACGCCGACCAGACCATTTATTCGTTCTCCGACATGACTAAGAACGCCTCGTTGTTCACCGCAGCGGGTGTTGGTCTGAAAGATTCCACGGCAGCTATTAAAGGGCTTTCGCAGTTCGCGGCTGTCGCTGGTGTTAACTCGCAAGAGGCATCTCGAGCCATGTTCCAGATGTCACAGGCTATCTCTTCCGGTACGGTGAAGCTCCAGGACTGGATCTCCGTCGAGAATGCAGGTATGGGTGGCGAGCAGTTCCAGGAAGCCTTGAAGCGAACTGCTCGGGCGCACGGTGTCGCCGTCGACGAACTGATCGCCAAGGAGGGATCCTTCCGAGCGTCTCTGTCTAAGGGATGGCTCGACTCGTCCATCATGCTCGAGACGCTGTCTCAGATGGCAGGCGAGTATAACGAAGAGCAGCTTCGCTCGATGGGTTATACCGACGAGCAGATCGCCCAGATTCAGGATCTTGCTGCGACGGGTATGGATGCAGCCACCAAGATTAAGACCTTCTCACAGTTGATCGATGTGATCAAGGAAGAGATGGGGTCTGGTTGGGCTGAGACCTGGCAAATCATCATGGGCGACTTCACCGAGGCTAGCGAGCTTTGGACTGAGGTTGGCGGGGCGATCACCGGTGTATTCAAGAACATGTCGACCGCCCGAAACACCATGCTCCAGGGATGGAAGGATCTCGGCGGACGAACCGAGCTTATTCGTGCTCTAATCGACACGGTCAAAGGGATCGTTCCGCTGTTCTCGGCCATCGGTAAGGCATGGGGCGAGGTATTTCCCCCGATGTCCTCTGAGGGACTCTTAAAGATCACTCACGGGTTCTCTGAGTTTATCCAGAAACTCGTCCCGAGTCAGGAGACCATCGCTAAGGTCGGACGGGTATTCAAGGGTGTCTTCTCGATCATGCATATCGGAGTGACCATCGTCACATCGATTATCAAGGTGTTCGGGAAGGTATTCTCGGCTTTCGGTAGCGGCTCTGGTGGCGTTCTGTCTTTCGCTGCGACTCTCGGCGATCTCGCCGTAAAGCTCGATCAGTTCTTGACTGGATCCGGACGTTTGCAGCACTTCATCGAGGGCTTCGGAACGATTGTCTCGGGCGTCATTCGAACGGTCATATCCTTCATCACAGGGATCGTGAAGTCTGTCACCGATTGGGCAAAATCTGTCGATCTCATCGAGAAGATGAAAGACGCTTGGCGTGGTTTTGCAGATTCCATGTCGGGTGTTAAAGACGCTTTCAATAAGGTTATCGGTGTATTCACTCGATATGATCAGTCTTTGGCTGTCGCACAATCCGCTGGTAAGGGTGCTTCGTACGTCGTCGACAAATTGAAGTCTGCTTTGACTGGGCTCTGGAATGTTCTTCAGAAAGTCGCCCCATACATCAAATCGGCTTTCGATAAAGTCTTCGACGTCGTCGGTAAGATCGCCAGTGGTATGTCGCTCGACGCTATTCTTAAGAGCCTCTTCACCGTCGGTGGGATCGGACTCATCCATAAATTCATGGGCGTTCTCGGCGGCGTCCAGGGGATTCTTGATAAGTTCAAGAACATGGAGTCGACTCCTGGTCTTCTCGATCGTATCAAGGAAGCCTTCTCGTCACTCACGGATTCGCTCAATGAGATGCAGAGCACCCTTAAGGTCGCACAATTGATGCTTATCGCAATCGCGATCGGTATCTTAACCGCAAGTGTCTATGCGCTCTCTAGGATCCCGGCCTCGTCGCTTCTTAAGGCTACTGGTGCCATATCCGTGATGATGGGTCAGTTGGCTGTTGCTCTTCTGGCTTTCACAAATGTCATGGACAAGACTGACACCTCAGACCTAGCCAAGACTGCTATCGGTCTTATTCTGATAGCAATCGCAATCCGGATTCTCGCCGGGGCGGTGAAAGCTATGTCTGAAATCGAATGGAAAGATCTCCTTAAGGGTTTGGGATCCGTCCTTGTCTTGTTGGCGGGTATCACAGTCGCTATGCGATTCATGGACTCTAAGTCTGGATCTTCCATGCGAGCAGCCGCGGCTATGATCCTTATCGCATTTGCGATCCGGATCCTATCCAAAGCTGTTGAGAAGTTCGGCGAAATGGACTGGAAGAAGCTCACTAAGGGTTTGATATCTGTTGGGCTTCTGTTGGCAGGTATCACCCTGGCTATGAAGTTCGCGGGTACCGGCCCGAGTATGGCTGGCGCTCTCGCTATCGTAGCCATCGCTCTCGCTATCAAGATGCTTGTGCCTCCAATCGAGACGCTCGGCAACATGTCCTGGAAACAGCTCGTCAAGGGGCTTGGCGCAGTGGTCGTTATTCTAGCGGCTATTGCGGCGTTCAGCAATTTCTCCGGCGGAGCAATGGGTCTTCTCAGTGCCGCTGGATTGGTTATCATTGCTTATGGCATTGGTATGATCGCAGATGTGGTGACAGATCTTGGAAAGCAGAACTGGAAGACACTGGCAAAAGGCCTTCTTTCCATGGGTCTTGCGCTTCTGGCTGTGGGAGCTTTCATGGCCCTGGTTCCCCCGACGGGTATTATCGCGGCAGCTGGATTGGTTGCTACGGCATATGCTCTAAAGATCATCGGTGATGTGATGATGAAGTGGGGCAAGATGTCCTGGTCCGAGATCGGGAAGTCGATGGTCATGCTGGCCGGCACACTTCTCATTCTCGGTGTGGCCGTGACCGCTATGGTCTTCGCCCTGCCAGGCGCTCTTGCTCTGATGGTTATCGCGGGGGCACTCCTTATGCTATCCCCGGTACTCATGTCATTCAGCAAGATGTCCTGGACTGAGATCGCTAAGGGTCTCCTCATGTTGGCGGGTACTCTAGCCATATTCATCATCGCTGGATATGCCGTATCGCCGGTCATCGTGCCTCTAATGCTTCTTGCGGCAGCCATTACCCTTATCGGTCTTGCCACGTTAATGGCGGGTGCCGGTGTGCTTATGTTTGCTGCGGGTATCGGTGCTCTAGTCGCCGTTGGCGCAGCCGGTCTTGAGGTTCTTGGCGGTGTTCTGACGACCCTTGCCAACTCGATTCCCGAGTTCGCAACTAAGGTCGCGGAAGGTATCGTCAACTTCACAACGGAGCTGGCGAACAACACCGAGACACTGAAGCAAAACTTCGTGTCAATCGTATCGTCGATGATTCAGGGGGCTATCGAGCTCCTCCCGCAGTTCACCGAACTTGCGATCACGATCATTACATGTTTGTGTGTAGCTGCCAAAGCTTGCATCCCCCAGATCATCGACACAGGTTGGACTATCATTATATCCTTCCTGGAGGCGATGAGGGACAACATTGGTCCGGCCACAGACATCGGTATTGATATTGTTCTCAACTTCCTCAATGCGGTGAGAGCACGACTTCCTGATATCGTTCAGGCTGGTTGGGATCTTGTCATTGACTTCATCAACGCCATGACCGAAGGACTTCGCAACAATGGACCCCGTCTTCGCCAGGCGATTCGGGAATTCATTAAGGAGTTCATTAACCAGGCTAAGCTGGCGCTGACTGAGGAAGTATCTAACGTTAAGCGCAAAGCCGGTGAAATCGGCCAAGCTATTCTTGACGGTATTAAGAACACCATCAACAACGGTATCGAGTCTGTCAAGACGACCGCGAAGAACATGGCTAACGGAGCTCTTAACGCCGCTAAGGCGGCTCTCGGGATTAAATCACCTTCGAGGAAGTTCCGTGAGGTTGGTCGATTCGCGATCGCTGGTTTCGTTCAGGGTGTTGACCGAAATTCGGGCCTTGCAGAGGCCTCAACACGTCGAGCCGCGATCAACTCGCTTGACGCCTTCCAGAAGGTTGTCGATGACAAAGGTATCGATGGCAACGGTCTCCACTCGCCGACGATTCGTCCGGTGATGGATCTCCAAGACGTCGAGAACGGTCAACGTAAGATTGGCCAACTCTTCGCAAGTGGTGTAAGCGTCAAGGGCTGGGCTGATTACACCAGACGGACCTCTGACCTTGCTGGTTGGGGTATTCGGGATGGTAATGCTCGACTCTTGACAACTCGCATGCTGAACGAGGCTTGGGCGAAGCGGCTCTCCGACGAGGGTCAGCAAGCGGCCCCGATTCAGTTCATTCAGAACAACACGTCGCCTAAGGAACTGTCGGCTATCGACATCTACAGGCAGACGCAGAACCAGCTGTCAATGGCAAGGAGGGCTCTCAGCTCGTGATTAAGTCAGTCGTAGCCACTGCATATTCTGGCGAGCGACTGGAGCTTGTTCTCAACGACCCATGGGGAGACGGTATCGCGGTATTCGAAATCGGCGGTATCGGGCCTGCGAAGGCCACAATCCACACCTCATCGGTTGCGTCTATTGACGGCGACGCGTACAGCGGATCTAGGGTGGGTGGACGAAACATTACACTCACCCTGGGTCTTCTGGATCTCCCTGACGTGGAGAAGGCGCGGCACAAGCTCTATCGTATATTCCAGCCTCGCCAGCAGGTTAATCTGGAGTTCCACACCAATTATAGGAATCTCCACATCAACGGTTGGGTTGAGAGTGTCGAACCTAACATCTTCTCGCAAAGTGAGGAGGTCAAGGTCTCGGTCATCTGTCCCGATCCATATTTCTATGGCCTTGACGATGAGCGCGCGCAGATCTTCCCATTCCGGATCGAAGACCCCAACTTGGAGTTTGAGTTCCAGGATCCGGTGAATGTCTCGCCATCACTCGAGTTGTCGAAGCGTAAGGACGAGTACGAGACGTTGATCGACTACCTCGGGGACGCCGAGGCCGGGGTGACCATCACGGTCGTAGCCACCGGAGTCGTTCGCAATTTCGCCATATGGAATAGAATCACTAACAAGAAGTTCTCAGTCGACACCGACGATTTCGATAAAGTCGGACAGCCTACCGAACTTCGTGAGGGTGACTCAGTCGTCATTACGACACACCAGGGCAACAAGCGTGTATACCTTTACAAGAAGGGCAGCACGACTCCGATCAATATTATTCAGTGCATTCCGTTGAATAATGACTGGTTGACATTGTGGCCGGGTCGTAACATCATGTTCTTCCAAGCGGACGTCGGCAAAGATGCTATGGAGGTCTCTGTCGAGGTTCAAGTTCGGTATTCGGGGGTGTGATATTTGGAAATTGTCTTGCTTGATTATTGGATGAAGCCGACAATCATCATCGATCAGATCGAATCGGCCATCTGGACGAAGCGTTTCAACAAGTGCGGCGACTTCGAAGTAAAGCTCCCCCTTTCAATCCTTCTCGACACTGAGATCAAACACCACCAGAACATATATTTCCCCCAATCTGGGGATTATATGCTGATCGAATCACTCCAACTCGATACGGATTCCGAAAAAGGCGACACGATCACCATCAAGGGACGCACATACGATTCGATCCTCGACAGACGAATTATCCAGAATCGGACAATTCTGAATGTTGGGATGATCTATGCTGTTTACGCCTTGTTGAGTGAGAATGTCCTCAACCCAACCAACGCCAATCGCAAGATGAATGAGGTCGGTTGGCTTTGGCCTCAGAACATGCCGAACGATAAGGCCGGTTGGGTCAATGCGCAGTATACGGGTGACAACCTTCTCGACGTCATCCAGAAACTGTGCCAAGAGCGGAATGTCGGATATTGGATGCCATATGTACCCAAAGGTCCGGCTGATAACAAGTATCAGTTCCAGCTCTATTGGGGTCACGAACGACACTTCACCCAGAAGAAGAATCCATACGTTATATTCTCGCCGGATTATGACAACTTGCGCAAGACCAAATTCCTCACCTCCACGACGAAGGAGAAGAACGCAGCCCTTGTCGCGGGTGCCGGCGAAGAGCCCAACCGTAAACGTCTTTGGCACGAAAACGGCGTCATGAGCGGATGGCTCCGCAAGGAGCTGTATGTCGATGCCAAGGATGTTCGCGAGAAGGACGAGAACAACAAGGATATTCCTGGCGATAAGTATTGGGAACTTCTCAGACAGAAAGGCCGAGAGAAGCTCGTCGATTGTATAGTGACGTCGGTCTACGATGGTGAGATGTCTCAGACTTCCCAGTTCAAATTCGGACGGGATTTCGATCTCGGCGATGTGGTCCAGATCCAGAACGGACTCGGCATGATGAATGTGGGCCGATGCACCGAGTATATTCGCTCGTTCACATCTAGCGATGGTTGGAAAGAGTATCCCACCTTCGAAACCTACTATATTCCGCAGGAGTAATTATGGCACTCACATACGGATTTTATAGCTCCACAAATGGCGACCGTAAGTACTCAGCGGACCAGTTCGGATCCCTGTTCGAGGGGATCATCACGAACGGGGTCTTCATGGGTATCGGCAGAGCCCTGGAGGTTACCGCCGGCAACAACCTCGCCGAAACGGGTCTTTACGTAACTGTGAAGTCTGGACGGTGTTGGTTTAACCATACCTGGTTGGACAATACGGACGACTATCGAGTATCCATCGAACCTCCCGATTCTCTGTATGACAGGGTCGATGCTATAGTTGTCGAAGTCGATAAGACTCCGGGTGTCCGCAAGTCGTCCATTATAGCAGTCAAAGGCACGCCGGCGAGAAGCCCTCAGATCCCGCCTTTGTATGCCACACCCGAGAAAGCCCAGTTCCCTCTGGCTTTTGTTCGAGTGACTCGCGGTGTCCCGAACATATTTAGTTATTCCATCGTGAACAACCGAGGGAATAGCTCATGCCCGTGGATCACCGGCCCGCTGAAGATTCTCGATTCGTCGTCGATCACTAAGCAGTGGGGGTCTGAATGGGCTCGGTGGTACCGCGATATTAAGTCGTCCACTGACGCCATGAAGGACGAGATGTTTGCGGACTTCAAGCGCCGGTATGACGCTTGGGTTCTTTATATGGAGGACCGTCTGGCAGGTAACCAGGCAGCAAACCTCCAGTTCCAGATCGAGCGCCTTAAGGAACTCATCGGCGACGGGACTGAGGCTGAGCGCCAGGTCTTCGACACCATCGAGGATGGTAACGGTCTCACGCTGATGGATTCTGTTGGAGCTCCCATTGTTGGCCGACGCATCTTCAAGTTGCAGTAAGGAGTAACCATGCCGGATCTTAAGCCGAAACGGTGGAACGGCAAATACCCGGATCGGGTTAACACTTCAAACGCCGATGCTTTAGTGGTTGACACGGGGGATGGGACGAATATCCTCTATATGGAGGATATGAAACGTTACGTCCTCGAGAACGCTGGAGCAGGCATCGAAGGCAAACAGGGCCCCCCAGGACCTGCTGGACCTGCTGGTCCGAAAGGAGCTGACGGTAAGCCAGGACCTAAAGGAGATAAAGGTGAACCGGGCGAACGAGGCCCAGCTGGCGAGAGAGGTCCGCAGGGTCCGCAGGGTCCGCAGGGACCTCCGGGGGGCGGCGGTGGAGGCGGTACTCCAGGAGCTAAAGGCCCGACAGGTGATAAGGGACCCCAGGGACCAACCGGCGATAAGGGACCGACAGGTGATAAGGGACCCCGAGGAGACAAGGGACTAGCCGGAGATCCCGGATCCCGAGGCGCTGCTGGACCGTCAGGACCGTCAGGACCGCAAGGCCCGGCTGGACCAGTTGGCGAGAAGGGCCCCCGAGGTGATAAAGGCCCAACTGGCGATCAAGGCCCACAGGGTCCTCCAGGACCTGGTGGCGCTGGAGGCGGACAGAGCGCTCAGGATTTAGTCGATCTTATGATTATCAAGAATGCTCTCAATCCATCATGGACTGGCACAAACCGCAACACGAATGGGCAGCCGATCCCGTCCTCAGATGTGGCATGGATCCGAAATTCCAATGGTAATCCTTTCTATCGCCCCACCGGGGTTTCTGCGACGTGGAAGCCTCCTCAGGTTGGTGACTACTACTGGGATAACAGCGGAACGTGGTGGTATATTGCGGATTTCAACTACTTCCGTTCGCCCGGACGTCTGACCACCCCACACATGGTTCTCTGTTGCACTCCCGGCGCTCGTATGGACCGTATGTACACCACTCGAGACAACTCGAATGGCTACTGGGGTTGTGGCTTCGTCCAGTGGGGCATCACCGACATTCTCAGAAACACGGTGAACACCTTCTGGGGTCAGGGTGCCCGAATCATGTCGATCTATCTTCAGCAGTCTGCTAGTATGGTTGACGGAAGGGTCTCCACGACCGCCGAGCGCCTTTCGGACGTTTGGCTCCCCACGGACATGCAGGTGTTCGGGGCACGTGTTCTCTCGGTCCGACAGTATTCTGAGTCACCTAACCTGCCCGCTCACACGGGTTCAATGCAGTTCACCCTATTTAATAGGTATCCTGAATTGGCGTTTGATACACTCAAAGGTATGGTTAATACCCCGTCAGACACTGAGCGTTACAAATGGCTCGCTGACCCTCTCTCGGACGGCAACTGGACCGTCATCGATAACCTGAAGCGCACGATGAGTTGGAACTATGCGGACGCGACCTGTCGCTCGATGGCATGTCTCTGCATTAGCTAAGGAGATTATATGAAGATCAAAGATTTCGCAAAAGTCTCCGACGTTAGGGGGGACGACGTATTCATCCACGACGGCGAGCGGGGGACCAAGACTATCAAGGCCTCGGATCTCCCGTACGCACTGTTCGAAGACCTCCCGCTGATGCACAAGAATGTGTTTCGCGGGAAGAATCTCGGGACGAGGATGACGGCCGACCAGATCGCTCGAGTCCGCGATGGATCGTTCAAGGATCTGTGGATCGGTGACTATTGGGCGAGCGATGGTATGCCTTGGCGTATCGTGGATATTAACTACTGGAATGTCCACAACGCCCTGACGATCCCGCATCTCGTCATTATGCCCGATCGATCGCTGTACAAGCAGTCGATGTACGACAACGACACCACCTCGTCGAACTCCTTCTGGGGGTCCAAGGTGTGGAACAGCATCGGACAGTGTGGGGACTTCGCCTCGAAGGTGTTCGACCTCTCGTATATTCGTACGCACGTCGACTCGTATATGTCTTCGGTCGCGGGCAGCGGTGGCGCGTGGGAGCGTTACTACTTCAAATCTAAGACGGTGGACGCGGCTGTTAAATTCATCATCCCCAATGAGGTCATGGTGTACGGCTGCCGCATCGCTGTTAGTTCCCCGATGGGCTCGGACGGTCTTCACGAGGTATCCAGCCGTCAGCTTCAGCTGTTCCGTATGGGATACAACCCCGGAGCGCAGGACTCAGACTTCTGGCTTCGCGACCAGACATATCTGAGTCAGTACGGTCTCTTCGGCGACAAGGTCGTGAACCCCGGCGCACCGCTCATCAACGCTCCTATGGAGTATGCCGGTGAAGGTCTTCAGTCGGACCAGCATGGCGTCCGTCCAGTCTTCGCCGTTGGTTAATATTCTAACAACGCGGTAGGATCATATCCCTTGTGTGATCCCATGCACGTATAGGAGGAATCCATGCCGCACGTGCTGGAACTGACCGTGACTATCGCGGCTTCAGTCCTGGCGAGCAGCGGGTTCTGGGCGTTTCTGTCAGCTCGATCAAGCAGGCATAGCGCCCAAACCCAACTCATGCTCGGACTCGCGCATGATCGCATTGTGCATCTGTGTATGACCTATCTGGATCGTGGTTATATTCTAAAAGATGAATACGACGATCTAGTGAAGTACCTCTACAAACCATATTCGGCCTTCGGAGGTAACGGCCTTGCTGAGAAGGTGTTTGAGGAGGTCAAGGAGCTCCCGATTAGGCGCTCCACACCGCTCGAAGTTACTGTAGAATTCGAGCGAAAGAATAAGGCCGAGAAGTTTCGGAGAGAGAATGACACTCACTAACAAGACGTACGATCGCCTGAAGTTCGTCACTCTTATCGCTCTTCCTGCCCTTGCCACTTTCTATCTGACTGTGGCGCAGATCTGGCACCTGCCTTCAGCCACTGAGGTTGCGGCCACGATCACTGCGATCGACACCTTCTTGGGTGCTCTGCTAGGGCTGTCGAGCAAGAACTACACGCCTCCGACGGATGGTACGCTCCACGTGACCTCCGGGAACGAGACGTACGCCAAGATCGATACCCCGACCGATGACGTCCTCAAGAAGGGTATCATGACGCTTGACGTTAAGAAGCTCGAGGCCTGAGGCGCGGAGAAAACTTGGTGTTTAATGAGCCCCACTCACGAAAGGATACCACCATGTTTGACAAAACCCCGAAACTTTCGGAGACCGCCGAAGAGGAAGCTCTTAAGTATATGCTTGAGGAGCATCTTCCCGGCTCACCAGAGTACAAGGCCGTACTCGAAGACATCAAGACTCTACACAACCTCAACCAGAAGAAGAGGTGGGTGCCGAGTCCGGATGGCGTCTTGTCGGCCTGTGCTTCGGTGGGCGGGATCCTGCTTATCTTGCATTACGAGCAGCTCCACCCGGTAGTCTCGAAGGCTGTGGGGTTCGTGTCGAAGATTCGTCTCTGACCATGAACCGCTCAAAGCCCTGTACGTTATATTTACACACATAGCGTATAGGGCTTTGACGCGGGCAATCGAGTTTTCAAAAACCGAAAAATTCCCGGGGCGGTTTTTCAGATCGCGGATTTTACATGAGGTATAATGACCACCTATGAAAGGACACTACGATGAATGCCAGATTCATTGCTCTCACTGTTGGGATCGCCGCTGCTGTTGTCAGCCAGCTCTACCTTAAGCACAACGAGAAACTTCCAACGCAAACGGTAGTGCTTGGAGACATTCCCGAGGCTAACCCGACCAAGCATCGAAGCGGCACATTCAAGCAGCGCAAACCCTCTCACAAGTGAACAACACCCATATCCGCCAAACACGGTGGATTGGGTTTTTAGAAAGGATCATACATGTACCACAAACGACCTTGGTATGAAGACCCCGATTTATTCAGTAACATCGCTGTTATCTGCACGCTCATGCTCATCTTCGGCGCATATCTCGTTGTCGTGTTCGGTGTGGGTTTTAGCCCATACATGCAGTTGCCCGAAAAGGTAATCGCGATCAGCGGTATAACCGTTATACTGATTATGTGGCTGGCGCTCATATTCGCCGATCGCTTGAAGAACAAGCCGCCTCGTTGGCGCGAGTGAAAGAAAGGACCACTCAATGAAAACTCTAGTCGCAATTTTCGACCTTTACATCCTTCTAATGGGCTTTCTGTCGCTATTGGTTACGGCGCCGCTTATATGGAACGCAGCGCCCAATGCCTATTTCGGGGTTTTGATAGTCCTCGGAGTCTGGTGTACCATCATCGCGATCGTCGTGGCCATCATCGTTGAGGTCCACGAGTCTTCGAAACCGCGAGAAAAACACGACTTATAACGACCACCATATCTGAAAGGAGCCCACTATAGAAAGCACCACAGAGGTATGAACCACACCCTATACTCTAGCCGTTCCACATAGAGTATAGGGCTTTCAACCACTAACAAAGGAGAACCATGAATGTCAACACCATCAGACAAACTGTCCGTCCAGCTCTCACTGTTCTCTCCCGAAATGCTCCCCACATACTCACCGGAGTCGCAGTGGCTGGCGTGGTCGGAACTTCAGTCGCCGCCTTCCGTGCAGCCGTGCCCATCAGGGATCGCCTACATGATCTTCCGGAAGAAGCGACGCTCCGCGATAAGGTACGTGCTACCTGGAAGCTTTACATTCCAGCGGCTGTGTTGGGCGCTGCGACCATTTCGTGCATCGTTGCGGCGAACGTTATCTCGTCACGTCGTCGAGCTGCTCTTGCGGCTGCATATTCGCTAGCTGCGGAGGCGGTGACGCACTACCGCGAGGACCTTAGGAACCTTACGGACGACGCAACGCTCGAGGAGTCGGATCAACTTCTCGCTCGGAAGCAGAACCCGGATCAGGTATACCAAGGTCCCGCGAAGGAGACTTTCGTCGTCGGCGATGGCAAGTTCCTATGCTACGACACATATTCGGGACGTTACTTCAACAGCTCCCTCGAGGAGATCAAGAAGTGCGTCAACGACATCAACTTCGATCTCATCCAAGGCAACCCTGTCAGTCTGAATGATTTCTACAGCCTTGTGGGACTCGATCAGAACGCTATGGGCGACCAACTAGGGTGGACTATCCATTCTAAGTGCGAGATCGACTACATGGGGTTACTTACGCCCGACGGAAAACCTACGGTGGGTATTCGATTCAAGGAAGAGCCTACATCGGATTGGTGGAAGGTAAGCTGATGGCCTATGTTCTCTGGATCATCATCTTCGGAGTTGTCGGATACTTTGCATTCTCTAAGTGACCATCGCGAAGAGAACATGTCCTATAACGACCACCAACCACAGAAAGGAACTCCCATGACCACCTCTCAGAAGGACACCGTTGTTTCTGTCGACTCCGTTGAGGAGACCGACGAGTCCCCCAAGACTAACTTCGCCGCCAAGGCAGTCAGCTCTGTGACCAAGTTTGTGACCGACCACCCGCTCCTCGTTTGGGGAGGCGTGGCTGTTGTCGCAGGCGCGGTTGCAGTCGCTCTGGCTCCCAAGGAGAAGATTCTCAAGTCTATCGAGGACGACTCAGTCGATATCTCCACCACTACGGATGAGAACGGAAACCTCGTTACGACCATCACCGAGGCCGCTCCTGAGGAGACCTCTTCTAACGAAGAGTGACTCGAGATCTTATCCGCCCTAACACGGCGGATGGATCTTTCATTCCACACAAAACACCACGAAAGGTAGACACCATGCTGAAGCGCGAGATTATTGCTGAGGACTTCGACGGCAACAAGTACGTCGACATCGCTTACTTCCACTACTCGAAGAATGAGATTCTCGAGCTTGAGATCGCATATCCTGGCGGTCTTCGCAACCATCTGATCGATATCATGCGGTCGGGTGACAACTTCAAGATCTATGGTTTCTTCAAGAAGTTCGTTCTGGGCGCTTACGGACGCAAGTCGGATGACGGACGCCGGTTCATCAAGAACGCCGAGCAGACCGAGGCTTTCTCTCAGTCTCAGGCATTCGAGACATTCCTCTTCGAACTTCTCGAGAACCAGTCTCAGATGGAGACGTTCTTCAACGAGATCATGCCGATGGGGAGTGACAAGCCTTCCAAGATGACTGAGGCACAGATGAAGGCTCTCGAGAGTGGTCTCGTCACGGAGGAGGTTAAGAAGGAGCTCCTGGGCGAGTGACGGATATTTGCTGACGGGGCTCGTTAAGATCGACGGGCCCCGCGGCAAAAACCTACACTATAGTGATCACCCACATCATATTCGAAAGGACACTATCATGACCGCCCCCAAGATTGACATTCACCCTGCTGAAGCTGTAGCCGTGCTTGCCGCTTCTTGGACAGCCACGTCTATCATTTCCAAGGCCGTCGAAGCCATCGTTCCCGCCCCGGTTAAGCTGCCTGCTAAGCTTGCCTGGATGGCCGGTAGGTTCGTCGTCGCCAGTGCAATTGGAGACATGGCTGCTGAGAAGATCGTCAAGCAGTACTCCTACATCATTCGCAACTTGAAGCCCGTAATCACGGACTCGATCGACGATATTGTTAGCGACGAAGACGACGCACAGTGATCAATACCCATCTGCTCTAACACGGCGGATGGGTCTTTCATATTTAGGAGAACCACATATGAGCGAAGTACCCACTCGGGACAGCTTCCCGTCCAACCAGGACCCTAAGGCACCAGACACGCCTCCCGAGAAGCCGAAGCTTCAGGCGGTCACCACATCAGCTGTTCAGCGCAAGATGTCGATGGGGCGTCGCATCAAGAACGCTTTGGTTGTCGATGACGCGCAGTCGATCGGTGCATATCTTCTCGAGGACGTTGTGATCCCGACGGTTAAGACCCTTATCTCGGATATTGCGGTCGGGGCGATTGAGCGAGCTCTCTACGGAGAAGCACGAGGACGTCCTATGTCTTCGTCTCGGATCTCAGGTAGAGGATACACACCCTACAACCGCATCTACAGCTCAGGATCTCGAGTGACGCCTCCTGACGATGGGCCGGGCGACAAGCGAGAGCTTTCCCGGGATGCTCGGCGATCTCATGACTTCGGAGAGATCGTATTCGAGTCTCGGGCGGAAGCCTATGAGGTCCTCGATCGTCTGAACGACCAGATCAAGAGTTTCGACGTCGCGACTGTCGGGGATCTCCTCGATCTGTCGGGCATCACCGCGACCCATGTGGACGAGAACTGGGGCTGGCGCACACTGGCCACAGCTCAGGTCCGGCGGGTCCGTAATGGATACATCCTCGACCTCGAGAGGCCTGTGAAGATCTGATGACTATATTTGAGATGAAGCAGAAGCTTCGCGAACTTTACGGACGTCAATGGCAGGAGCGCGTCGATAAGATGCGCGATGCACAAGTCGTTGCCATATTCAAGAAATTCGTAGCCAACGGCAAGATCAAGAACTAAGGAGTACTGAACCATGAATGCTTCAACCGCAACCCGAGTATTTACCCAGGCGGGTATGCTGATTCGAAAGCACGCCCCGCACATTCTCATCGCCTCTGGAATCATCTCAATGGGCGCCGGTGTTGTTTCTGCGGCGGTCGAGACCTCAGCCGCTAGTGAGAACGAAGACATCGATACCCATCTCAAGGCTTGGTCCGCCATCACGAGTGAGACCGTTCCAGACCGCAAGGTCTATATCTCAGCAAAGGGTGTTCTCGGCGCTAAGATCGCTAAGAACTTCCTCTTCGCGTATCGTAAGACGATCCTCTTCACGGCATGCGGTGGCGCTCTGATCGTCTCAGGTCACGCCATCCAGACCCGACGCTACACCGGTCTGCTCGCGGCATATTCTGCTGTCGACCGCGCTTTTAAGAACTACAAGACCGGCGTTGCTGAGGTCTTCGGTTCTGAGGGCGTTAAGAAGATGCAGAAGTGGGTGAACGAGAAGTCTCAGGAGGACATTGCTCCTGAGGAGGCGGGTGATGTCCCACCCATCGTCAAGGATCTCGAAGACCTCAAGGCGATGGGTATTAAGCCCCATCGAATCGATGTTGAAGGTCTTTCCCCTTACGCTCGGGTTTATGGCCCCGGTTGTGAGGACTGGGAGGGCTCTAAGGAGCACGATGAACTCATGCTCTCAACTACCCAGGCATATTTCAACGATCGCCTCGTGGCCCGAGGACACGTATTCCTCAATGAAGTTTACGATGCCTTTGGTATCAGCCGTACTCCTGCTGGTGCTGTGGTTGGTTGGACCTACGACCGCAACGGCGATAATTACATTGATCTTCGCATCGGTGACTACATCGACGATCTGGTCGGCGATTCAGACTCGACCGAAGTTTACCGATCCTGGATCATCGACCCCAACGTCCAGGGTGTCATCTGGGATCTCATCTGATATTTAGAAACTCTTAGAAAGGACACAACCATGCAAACCACCGTGAAGGTGGCGCTGGCCTTTGCGGTCGGTGCTCTGATAGGCGTTCTCGGCGCTCGGTATTTCGCAGATAAGAATGCCGAGGAGCGTCTGTCTCAAGAAGTAGAGGCCATCCGTCATTACTACGAGACAAAACTCAAGATTGAGTCGGATCGTCTTAGCAAGGGCGAGGAGATCAAACCCGTCAAATCGAAGCACACCGATATGCTCGGTCGTCCGAAGCCGGGCGAGGAGTATGAGGCTATGCAGGATCAGCAGCGCGGTTCTCTGTGGACCAACCCCCCGGAGTTCGAGGATGTTGCGCCTGTGGACGATATGGAGCAGGGTGTCGCTGTGGACGCATATACGTTCAACGACGAAGCTCAGGCGGTTATGAAGATGTACCTGGGATACGAGCAGCATGAGCTCCCCATCATCCGAGTGACCGAGGAGAGCTTCTGGCGCGGTTGGGCGGACTTCCCATGCTATGAGCTCCACTATCTGGCGGGTGACAACCTTGTATACATGGCGGACGATGAGAGTATCGTGCCTGATGTTCGGGTCAAGGCTCTTATCGAAGATGCTATGGATGACATGGTCGATTACGATGTCGACCCCACTCGAAGCGTGAAGTACCTCCGAAACTACCGCGAGGAGACTGATATTCAACTCTTCTTCCACAACGAGGGTCTCGAGGAGTACCTGGAGTCGCAGTCGATCCCCATGAATCGGGTGAAGACCCTTGACTGAGGCATATTTCGAGTGGCTCGTCGTCAAGACGGGTATGGACCGCTTCACTAAGAATCTTGCGAAGACTCATTGGATCCTTCTCGAGATTCTCTTTAAGACACAATTCGTCGTCTGGCATGTGATGGACGACAACCAGATTGGGTATGCTCAGTACATGCGCGAGACCTTTGCGTACGAGACTCAGCGTGACGTACCCCAATCATGGATCGATGGGGAGATCTCGCTTCTCGAGGTACTCGTCGTGCTTAGCGAACGTCTGTCTGACTTGATCTCGAATCCGGTAGAATGGTTCTGGACTATGCTTCAGAACGCGAACCTCGAAGTGTTTATGGACGAAATCCTGAACGACCCGGCTGGGCAGCCCCGGGAAGAGGTTAAGAAGCTACTGGACGAGCTCATGGACGGACGGCGTTCGTTCTTCCCAATCACCGACACGGATATTTCCAAGTTCCCCGAACTTCACGGAGAGGGTCTCAACCGTGCGGCCCTCGATATGTGGAGTCAAGCGAATTACTGGATCCGGGCGGTGTACAACGTTTAGTAGAAAGGAGCCGCGATGGATTTCGTGAAAGCGACAGTCCAACAGGGCAAGAAGAACGAGTGGCGGGTGACCCCATCGTTCCGCGTCGGTCGTATGAACGACGTCATGGTCCGAGGTGGCGACTTCTACGCTGTTTGGGATCCGCGCAAGGGTCTCTGGTCGACCGAGGAGTATGATCTTCAGGAGCTCGTCGACGAAGAGCTTCAGAGGCTATATTCCGAGCAGCAAGGTAAGTTGTCGGGCGATCTCAACATGTCGTTGATGAGCACCTACAACTCTCAGAGCTGGACGATCTACCGTCGGTGGATCAAGAACCTGCCCGACTCCCATATCCAACTGGATCGGAAACTGGTCTTTGCGGACGACAAACCTCGCCGCGAGGACTACGCGAGTAAGAGACTACCATATTCTCTGAAGTCTGGTCCGACCGAGAGCTGGGACAGGTTGGTCTCTACCTTGTATGACGAGGAGAACCGACGTAAGATCGAGTGGGCTATCGGATCTATATTCGAGGGCGACTCGAAGTGGATCCAGAAGTTCTTCGTGTTCTACGGCGAAGGCGGTTCGGGTAAGTCGACGATCATCAACATCATCGAGAGACTGTTCGACGGATACACAGCCGCGTTCAAGTCTCAGGCGCTGGCTAGCGGAACAAACCGTTTCGCTCTTGCGCCTCTTTCCGCGAACCCCCTCGTCGCTATCGAGCATGATGGTAATCTGTCTCGTATTGCTGATAACACTATGCTCAATAGCCTTATCGCCCACGAGAAGATGCCGATGGATGAGAAGTTCAAGTCCGCATACGAGATGAAGTTCGACTGTATGATCTTCATGGGTACAAACTCGCCGATCCATATCACAGACACCAAGTCGGGTCTCATCCGAAGGCTTGTTGACATCACACCCAGCGGGAACAGGATCCCTCATGGCGAGTATGACGCTCTTGTGAGGGATATTTACGACCACCTGGGTGAGTTGGCCACGCATTGTACCGAGGTCTACAAACACTACGGGCCTCACTACTATGATGCATACAAACCACTGTCGATGATGTATAAGACAAACTTCTTGTACGCGTTCGTTGAGGGAAACCTCGATGAGTTCGACGGTGGTATTTCTCTCCAGAGCGCTTACGCCCAATATCGTGAGTACTGCGAGGAGAGCAACATCAATCGAATGCCTAAGAATAAGTTCAAGGACGAGTTCAAGGCTTTCTTCAACGAATTCAAATCGCAATCTCGAACCGACAATGGAACGAAGGTCAAAAACTTCTACCAGTCTATCAAGTTCGAATTGTTCAACATCACCGAGCTGAAAGCAGAACCCAAGAAGGAGTACCATCTTGTACTTGACAAATCTGCTTCTTTACTCGATAGTGTGTTATCTGACTGTCCTGCTCAGTATTCTCGGGACGGAGTTCCTTCTCGCCGATGGGACGACGTGGACACCACACTCGAAGAACTTGATACGAGTAAAGAACATTATGTACGCCCCCCGCAGAATCATATCGTCATCGATTTTGATCTTAAGGTCGACGGCGAGAAGAGCAAGGAGCGCAATCTCGAGGCTGCTTCTAAATGGCCTCCTACTTATGCTGAGTATAGTAAAGGCGGCAGCGGAATTCACCTTCACTATATCTACGAAGGTGATGCGTGCGAGCTCTCGGCTATGTATGACGACAACATCGAAGTCAAAGTATTTACAGGAAAAGCGAGCCTTAGACGACGCCTGTCGTACTGTAACGACTTACCTGTTGCTCACATCTCCGAAGGACTACCACTCAGGGAGAAGAAAGTGATCGATGTCCAGGTCATGAAGAACGACAAGACCCTCAGGGATCTGATCGTTCGCAATCTCAAGAAGGAGATTCACCCGGCCACAAGACCATCTATGGACTTCATCAAGAAGATCCTCGACGATGCGTACGAGCAAGGGATGGATTATGACCTTCGTGTGATGAAGCCTACGATCATTCGCTTCGCCTCAAACTCAACCAACCAGTCAGAGTACTGCCTCAAGCTTGTTGAGCAGATGCATTTCTGCGGCAAGAAGAACGAGGACGAGATGCGGGAGATCGTCGCCGAGAAGCGCAAGGATCCTGACGGAGATATCGTCTTCTTCGACGTTGAGGTCTTTCCGAACCTGTTCTTGGTTAACTGGAAGGTCCGAGGATCCAAGCGAGTTAATCGTATGATCAACCCTGTCGCAGATGATCTCGAGCCCCTTCTTAAGTTCAAGTTGATCGGTTACAACAACCGTCGTTATGACAACCATATTCTTCACGCGAGGATGTTGGGTTACGATAACTACGAGTTGTTCCAGCTGAGTCAGAAGATCATCAACGGCGAGAAGGACGCTATGTTCGCGGAGGCTTATAACCTCAGCTACGCGGATATTTACGACTTCTCGTCCAAGAAGCAGTCTCTCAAGAAGTGGGAGATCGAGCTTGGTCTGGTCCATCGGGAACTTGACTATCCTTGGGACGAACCGGTTCCAGAGGATAAGTGGCTCGAAGTCGCGGAGTACTGCGATAACGATGTGATCGCTACAGAGGCCGTCTTCGATGCTCGTCATGAGGACTGGGTCGCTCGAGAGATCTTGGCTAAGATTTCTGGGCTACCTATCAACTCCTCGACTAATACGCACACCACTCGAATCGTATTCGGGACTAATCGCCATCCTCAGAGCCAGTTCGTATACACGGATCTGAGTAAGGACTTCCCCGGGTACGAGTACAAACAGAAGGTGAACGACGATGGCCGCATCATCGGGATGGAGTCCACTTACAAAGGAATTACCACCGGAGAGGGTGGTCTCGTCCGAGCCAAGCCGGGAATTTACTATAACGTCGCCCTACTCGACGTCTCCAGTATGCATCCCAGTTCGATCGAAGCGCTTAACCTATTCGGAGACGAATACACCAAGCGATACTCAGAGATCAAGCAGGCTCGTATCGCTATCAAGCGAGGAGATGACGAGACCGCAAAGACTCTTCTGGGAGGCGTCCTGCGGGCATTTCTCGAGGAAGGTGTGGACCACGTCGCCTTGGCCAACTCACTGAAGATCGTTATCAACAGCGTCTACGGTCTTACGGCTGCGAAGTTCCCGAACGCCTTCCGCGACCCGAGGAACGTCGACAACATCGTGGCGAAGCGTGGTGCTTTGTTCATGATCGACCTCATGGAGTTCGTCGAGAGCAAGGGCTTTATTGTCGCCCACATCAAGACGGACTCGATCAAGATCTCCGACGCGACTCCTGAGATCATTCAGGAGGTCGTCGAGTTCGGAAAGAAATACGGGTACGACTTCGAGCACGAAGCGACGTACGAACGTATGTGTCTTGTCAATGATGCCGTCTATATTGCGAAGTATAAAGACGGTGGATGGACCGCCACTGGTGCGCAGTTCCAGCATCCGGTGGTATTCAAGCAGCTCTTCTCTCATGAGGAGCTCACGTTCCGAGACTACTGCGAGGCTAAATCGGTCACCTCGAAGATGTATATTCAACGCGAGGATCCCGAGCGGTCTCACTTCAGTTTCATCGGACGTGTCGGTCTATTCGTTCCCGTGAAGGATGAGCCGGGTATTCCTGGTGGGGCCTTGAAGCGGTATAACGAGAAGACCGAGACCTATGCGGACGTCACAGGTACCAAGGGGTACAAGTGGGAGGACGCAACTCTTATCGAGAAGGCTAACAAGCCTGAATGGATCGATAAGACATACGCACGGCATCTGGTCGACAATGCCGTGGAGACCATCAACAAGTTTGGCGACTTCGAAGAGTTCGTCAAGGCTGCCTAAGGAGGCATATTATGTGTGGACGCTGGATTTGGGTTCGCTTCGGATGGGGCTGGTACCACATCTGGGTTCAGGACGCCGCTTGCGGTCGAGTCAACCGCACCTGACCGATATTTCAACAATCTAGAAAGGACACTATCATGCGACGACACTATGGTATCATCAACTTCATCTTCGATGTCTTCATGACCATCATCACCAGTGGTCTGTGGCTCATCTGGATCTTCGTGCGGGAGATGCGTCGGCGGTGAAACTGATAAAATCTGCCGAAGATATTCTGGCGGAGATCGGTGATGACGATGAAGCGCAACCCGAAGCGGAGACCTTCGCTCGTCGTTGGATCAAAAATTCCCGGGGGAGGATTCTGAGAGTCAAATCTCGGGTTCTCCCCCTTAGGGGATCCACCAACGGATACACCCTCGAGATCACCATTCCCAAAGTTCGAAACCGCGAGATCATCGACAGGATGAATGAGGATCTGTGCGATTTCCTGGACGCCTTGATTGATGAATACAACATCCCGAAGAGAGTACGTAAATGAGCACACCTATTGACCACACTCCGGACATAATCGTTCGAGACACTCCCGACGGCGGTGTAGACCTCGTCTTCCATGTCGACCAGGGCGATCTGGACCGTTCTCAGTTCATCCGAATCGTAGCCTTCTACGCCGGTATGTTGCAGACCGGGATCGATGCGAGCCGTTCGTACGCCGAGCAGGCTCTTTACGAAAGGACCACCAATGGCGCTTCTTGACGATATCGAGCACGCCATGACCAAGATGAGTGAGCACAAGGAAGCCGCTCAACACCTGATGACTATGGCGCTGGACGAACGCAACAAAGCCTCAACGTGGGAGAAGCGCGCTGAGGAACTTATGAAGAAGCTCGACGAAGTAGGAGTTGACAATGCCTGACAAGAAACCCTTCCAGATTCAGCAGTCCGGTAACGACGAGGTTCTTTCGGCCACCGTGATCGAAAGGATGGAGCCCGAGGAGATCGATCGGCTGCTGGCGTACCTTCGGGATCCTCGGGAGTACGTGACTGAGCATTAAGATCCGCGAAAAGAACATGGGGCATAGTGACCACCACAGAAAGGAACCCTCATGTTCACCATCGAGCCCGGCGGCGTCCAGGACCTCTCCATCGCTCTCTTTGTTATTCTGCTCGGTTTCGCACTCGTTAAGTCTTACAGCTTAGCGGTGTGGCTGATGCAGTGGTGCAGAGACACGACCCAAGAGGATCTGGACGCCGTTCGCTCCGGTAAAGTGACCCCATTCCGACACTGACCTACTCACAGGCCTTATATCCGCTACCCAGCGGATAGGGTCTTCACATTTGAAAGGATAAACTATCATGGCTAAGACTATCGCTACCGACGGACACAGCATGAGTTACGACGATAAGACGAAGTTCGTGGGTAAAATTCACAATGCTATCCACAACATTGTGATGGAGGAGAACTGATGGATTACGACGAGCTGACCGCAATCGACATTCTCGATGGTCCCCCCACGCCCAAGAACGTTATCGTTAAGGGCGCTTCCATTTACACAGAGAACCAGCGCGGCGGACCCATTTACCAGGAAACCAATACGGGCGAAGTCGTCATCCGAGTTGACTTCTTCAAGACCGCAACCCCGGCTGAGCAGGCTTGGTTCCTTCAGAAGCTCGAAGAGGTCGCTGTCGATGTGATCTATGAACACTCGAGGATGGAGTCATGGGCCCATTAGACGAAGAACGCCCCGGACCTCTTCAATTGGGAGCCCGATTCAAGTCGTCCCGAATGAAGCAGATCGAACGAACTCTTGCGCGTATCAACATTGCTTCGTACAACGTTATATCTGAGCGAGATACGGCAAAAGCTGCTTTCGAACTCGAGAAGGCTTCTTATTGGATGGCTCACCTAGCCTCAGACATCGCAACACACTCGCAGATCAACCCAAAGGAGTACCAATCATGAATGACGTCACCCTTCGCAATGTCCGCATCATCTTCCGCAACTTCGCCGGAGCTCCGACACGCTTTAACGCCGCAGGAGGCAAGCGAACTTTCTCGATCCTTCTGAATGAGTCAGAGGCGAATGAGCTCAGTTCGATGGGCTTCAACGTCAAGGCGCTCAAGCAGCGCGATCCCGATGATGACCCAGCGTTCCATCTTCCCGTTGAGGTCTCATATCGTGTGAAGCCTCCGCGCATCGTCTTCATCTCGAACCAGGGGCGTAAGCGGACGGTTATCGACGAGGACACTGTCAGTCTGATCGACTACACCGAGATCGAGAAGATCGATCTCACCATCAACCCCTACCAGTGGGAGATGGAGAACGCTCACGGCGTCAAGGCATATCTCAAGACGATGTATGTCACGATCCGTGAGGACGAACTCGACATTGAGTACGCTCAGGACTTCGGACCCGAGGTTCCCGCCGACTACGAGGAGTAACTGACTCCTAAATCTCGAGGGAGGTGTTTCGGGGCTATCACAAGGCTTGGAGCACCTCCCTCAATCTTTCAGAAAGGATAACATCATGCTGCGCATTAAAGACATTCCCCACATCTACGACCAATGTGAAAACAAAGATCTGCGCTGTCTCGTAGCGCTCCCCAACGATTCGAGGACTTATATTCTCGATGATTATGATGAGGGGTGGGATTGGGAGACCGAGCAGGCGACATATGAGACGGATCTCGTTCTGGTCGATCGAGAGACACTCGTTGCAAAGCGAGTCACTTTCGACAACGACAAGAGAATTCTTCGGGACGAGAATCATATTCGAGTGCTCGAAGATCGTATCGAGGACCGAGTCGAACGTATATTCGCCGAAGCTAAATTTGTGGGTCGGACGGTTACTCTTCAGAGAGTCAGCGGTCTCGGTGTATTCGAAAACTGCGAACTCATCCACGCTGACGGAGACAGATCACTGGTCTTTATTAGCGCTCTGTGCGATCACTCTAATAACCTTCAGATCCTCGTACTGACCAGTGCGGCCATTCTGACTCGCTCGGAAGATAATGGTACATATCTACTTGACGGGGAGTATTTCGTCAACACCACATCGCTCAAGGCGCCGAAGACTCAAGGGGTGCTATCGTGACCCAATACGTCAACGAACAAGAGGTTCGCGTTTTCTGGCGAAAGCAGAACAACCATCTCGAACTCTGGGGACAGCCGTGTTTCATCAAGTTCCCCGAGAGAGATGAGATCTACATCATATTCAGGTTCGGATTCAATGACGAGAACTATGTGGATCTTTACGGTGTTCGAATCGATGATCCATCAGCGACGCCTGTACATTTCTTCTTCAAGTACGAGAAGACGAAGATCCGGGACGGCATTCAGGATTCGTCTGGTCGAGATCTAATCGAGGTGGAAGAGGACAAACGCATCACCACCATGGAAATCATGCTGACGTATGGTTTCATCGATGGTTCTCGAACAAGCCCCTCGGTGAGAATCGAAAAGCGCGACTACTTCGTCGTCGACATGAAGAGCTCCGTCATCCGCGAAAAGCAGTATATCACCCTGACCCTCATCGACAAGGAGTACGGCCTGAAGAAGGATCTCGTATATCAAACCAACGCTTTATGGGAAAAAGCCGACAACAATTTCTACATCGACACGAAGAAGGCTCTCCGATGATCGAGATGATTTACACAGCGCTCAAGAATGACCTCGACGACGGTTGGTATCCCCGCGTGATCGGTTTGTACGGGCGAGAGGATGCGTTCGTTGTGACTGATGTCGACTTGGGCCCGGGTACAGATGAGGAGATCACGATTCTCATCGGGACCTACGCCAACGGTGGAAGGAAGCAAGAAGTTCAGTTCCGAACGGATAGCTTCTACCTCGACCCGATTCACCGGGACAACGTTCGGGCTTACCGTCTCATGCCGAACAGGCCTCGGATGGAGGCTCACCTGGCGAGCGAGATCATCAAGAAGTGGGGTGAGCGCACCGCCAAGGGTAATATTTACGAGATCGAGATCAACATCGAGGGCAACGAGACATTCCACGCCCACGACTATTACTGGGACGGTTCAGGAGATTGGGTCGTTCTCAAGGGCCACAATGACATCCGTCCAGAGCACTATATCTATTTGCCCGGGGATGCGACCGTTCGTATCTATACAGATAGACCAGACGTCTACGTCGTCGACTTCGACCAGATCTACACACACTGATATTTCAAAGGAGCATCACACTATGGCACACCAGACAACTTACGAGAGACTGTCATCCTGCAACATCAATGGCGAGACGAACCTTCGAGAGTGGTATGCTCTCAACGGCCTTTCGCCGTCTCTCGGAGAGCCTGACAACATCTACGAGGAGATCAACTACGTCGTTCAGACGACTGAGGCGTACTACTTCCTCAACGGCGACCGACAGATCCACATGCGTCTTCCACACACCGGTTGGAAACTCGAGGAGCTGGGCGGAAGGATGCATTTCGTCTCCAGAAACGCACTCAACTTCATCGAGAAGGATGTCTGTGATGGGGTGTCCAAGCTCGATGTTAAAGCCCTTGTGAGGGTTCTCAACCACATCAAAGACCGTTTGGAGGTGCTCGGTTGTGACGACACTCAAGGAGCTCTATAAAGAGTACGATGAACAATGTATCATCCGCTATGTCTGCCGTGACCTCCGACTCTTCGAAAGCACACTCATGTCTAATTCACCATTTTCGCTTCGCCAGATCGATCCCACAGGTTGGAGGTTCAGCTGGTACGCTCCGAATGAGACTCATAAATGGAATGTCGAGGATCTCTTTATCGACGGAGAATACATCTACATCGGTCCTAAGGATCCTGGCGTAAAGCTCGTCACGATCAAGAAGACGCGACCGAAGCTCAACATCAACTGGAAGAAGAAGACCATTTCCTACACTGGGAATGTCGACGAGTTCATAACGTGGAGTAATGACAAATGACATGGGATGATGTCTACGAACGGATGAAGAACGAATTCTCGAGGCAGAAGCGATTCGGCACGGGATTCTTCATCTTCGAGGACGTGACAGATGATGTGTTTCCTTTGGTCAACACGTATATCTGCGAGGGTCTTCCGGAGGTCTTCAAAACTAACGGACGACTCGGGATCCGACTTAAGGATGCTAACCGCGACCGAACGATCACCATTCGAGACGAGGGGCATACATGGTCTTGGACGCCGAGGCAATTGAAGCTCATCCGATACTCTCCCGAGTTCTCGGAAACGACCTCGCTCGACGAGTTCTGTAAGGAGGAGGGTCTCTGATGGCGTGGATGGAAGCTCTGAACGCGATGGCCGAACATGCCCGTCGGACATCTAATACGTTCTTCGTGTTCGTCAACAAAACATACTCGGGCGGCATCACAGACACATTCATCTGTCGAGGCTTACCACACTACAAGTTTTCCGACGACGGCGTGGTGATCGCTTTGCGGAATGCCAACAAAGACGAGCGGATCTTCATTTTTGAGGGACCGCCCCACGAGAGCGATTGGACGTGGTATCCTAACAGTCTGGTGTTGCTGCGACGAGACTGTGCGGATCTCCCTCAGAACATTACGCACGAGGAGTTGTTCGGGATTGGAAACACTGCGTTATGAGAAGTGGAATTGGTGGACGGTGTTGGAGGCTGACCATATTCGCTCTAAGCGAGAGCCTACAAAACCTCGCAAGTGGGTGTTTCGGATTATGGGAACGGTTGGTGGAGGTGGTGAATGCAGCGAACCGATACTTACGAAGAGCGGCTTTGTCGCGTTCGACTGCCCAGTCCTCCAGTCCGCTATCATGACTCCTCAAGACAACCCGCTCCTCGAGATCGACTATCAAGCGCGTCTTATTCGGCTGCACGAGTATGACAAGGCGCATCCGTGGTACGGTGCAGCTACTCTGGGTAACAGCTCGGTATATTACAAGAGCCTGTTGTGGCCCACTATCGGGAATTTCCCGGACGACATCGCGTAATCTCAATGGGAGGGGTTTCAGGTCTACAGCAAGGCTTGGGGCCCCTCCCAACACGCATTATCCCTTACGAAAGGCACAACCATGAACGACAAAGAATTCGACCGTTATTTCATCGAGTACAACATGGTCGGACGGTGGATCGGTAACTTAGTCAATCACCCCGACTACTATATCACCAATGATGGTTATGTTATCCGGTACCGCGAGTCCACAGGCGATACATATCTCAGGACGATGCGACCTAAACCGCATGTCTCAACCCCCTATTACGTCGTTAACATCGTCGACCAGACGACTAAGCGCAACAAGATGTATTACAACCACATCCTTGTGTATAAGGCTTGGGTTGGTGACTACGATCGGCATACCCACAACCTGTGGTTCATCGATGGTGATATTCGTAACTGCCACGTCAGTAATCTCGAGCTTATCACTCACTCGGAAAAAGGTAAGCGCATCGACTATATGAAGCGTGGAATCGACTGGAATGCTATCGTGGATGAGTTCGGAGCACTGGCATGAACATTCCTGGAAGGATTTACAATGCGGCTACGGCAGCATCAGTTAGAAGCCTTGGAGAACCTTGCGAACGGGAAGGTGTTGTGCGGTTCAGTTGGCTCGGGGAAGAGTCTAACGGCGGTGGCGTACTGGTATACGACGATCTGCGGGGGTGGGTTGATCCCACTGGTACCCAGGAGATCCCACATTCCGTGCTATGTGGTGACAACTGCCAAAAAGAGGAACGATAGAGAATGGGATCTAGAATTCGCAAGAGTGGGAGTTGATCGAAGTGACGAGAACGGAGATGCCCATGTTATCTCGTGGAATGAGATTCACAAGGTGGCGAATGTCACCGGGGCCTTCTTCATATTCGACGAGCAACGGGCAAGCGGATCTGGTAAGTGGGCTAGAGCATTCATCCGAATTGCTAGGAGAAACCGGTGGATCATGCTATCCGCTACTCCTGGAGATGTATGGCTCGACTATATTCCACTGTTTGTCGCAAACGGATTCTATAAGAACCGAACAGAATTCATCCGTCGTCACGTCGTCTTCGATAACTTCGCCAAGTTCCCCCAGGTCCAGCGATATCTCGAGACAGGGGTTCTTGAGAATTACAGAAGACAGATCCTCGTCGACATGCCGGTCGAACGACATACGGTACGAGTTCGACGTAGTATTCATGTGAAGCACGATGAGGAACTATATTCTCGGATCTCGAAGACTCGGTTCGATCCTTGGAAGGACGAGCCTGTGCAGAATGCGGGAGGGCTGTGTTATCTGTTCAGACGGGTCGTCAACGACGATTCTCGGAGATACGCAGCGGTTCTTGATGTGTTGAAACGACATCCTCGGGTTGTGATATTCTACAACTTCGATTATGAACTCGAGAGGTTGCGAGGTCTTGAGAAAGATGGGTTCTCGGTTTCGGAGTACAACGGCCGTAGGCATGATCCGGTGCCTGAGGGTGAGTCGTGGGTATATCTCGTGCAGTACACATCGGGCGCTGAGGGGTGGAACTGTACTACTTCAGACACTATGGTGTTCTACTCACTGAACTATTCTTATAGGGTCATGGAGCAAGCTGAGGGGCGGATCGATCGCCTCAACACGCCGTATTCGAAGTTGTTTTACTATCGGTTGGTCTCGAATTCGCCTATCGATCGGGCGATTCAAGACGCGATTTCTCGGAAGAAGGTGTTCAATGAGCGCGCATTTATAGGACTTTAGTCCCAGATTCTTGGACCAAAAAAGGGGGGCAGAGGGGGTCCAGAAAGGGTCCAAAACACAATTTTTATGGGGTACTGTCCTCGCAAACAGGGACAATGACCCACAAAAATCGAAAAATGGACCCTTTTGGACCCTTTTTGGACCCTTTGGGTCATTGCCCCTAAAACGTTGGAATTGCAACGAAAAGTCGGGGTCTTGGACCCTTGGACCCTTTTTTTCTCTATTAATAAGTAAAAAGTAAAAATTAAAAAGTATAGAGAGTAAGGGTGTTGAGGCTCAAAAAGGGTCCAACTCAAGTTTGTGGGTCATTGTCCTAGCGCGAGATACTTCGCGTATAATGAAGAGAAGGGACAGAATGGGGCAAAACGCCTTATTTTGTCGCATGTCAAATAAACTTGACATATGGGTTTTTGTGTCCTTTCTGCCCATGTGACAGGTGAGGAGTGATCGTGGGGATGATCCATGTTTTGTGATCCTCTGTCTCTTCTCTACTCGACTTGTTGAAAGGACAAATGAATGGCTCGCGAGAGTATATTCCAAAAAGGTTTGATTCGAGAAATCAAACAACGCCTTCCGGGATGCCTGGTTCTCAAGAACGACCCGAACCATATTCAGGGCATTCCCGATCTTACGGTCCTTTACCAAGACCGCTGGGCCTTCCTTGAAGTTAAGAAGTCTGATAAAGAGGCACACCAACCTAATCAGGATTACTACATCAAGAAGGCCAACGCCGTATCATTCGGTGCATTCATATCCCCGGAGAACAAGGAGCACGTTCTTCATGATCTGGAACTCACACTCAACCCTGGAGGGAGCGCACGCCTTCCTTAGTGCCTCTAAGTATTCTTGGTTGAACTACGACGATGAGAAACTCGTGTCCACGTTTACGACCGCTCAGGCTGCCGCACACGGTACGCGTCTCCACGCGCTTGCTGCAGAACATATCCGTCTCAAGATGAGGATGCCCCGCAATAAGATCACATTCAATGCTTATGTGAACGACGCCATTGGGTTCAAGATGGATCCTGAGGTTGTCCTCTTCTATTCGGTTAACGCCTTCGGTACTGCGGACTCTATAGCCTTTGATGAGAAGAAGGGATTCCTACGGATCCACGATCTCAAGACTGGAACCGGGCGCGCCAAGATGGATCAGCTGATGGTCTACGCCGCTCTATTCTGTCTTGAGTATAACGAGAAGCCGATGAGTCTCGAGTCTGAGCTTCGTATCTACCAGAACGACGATGTGCAGATCTTTATCCCGAACATGGATGATATCGCACACATCATGTCTCGTATTGTCCACTTCGATAAGCTTATCGAGAAAGCTAAGGAGGACGCGTGATATTCTCGACCGAGGATCACGACGACTACCTAGAGCACTACGGTATGCCCCGGAGGTCTGGGCGATATCCGTGGGGTTCTGGTAAAGAACCATATCAGTCGGCTCACGGATTCAAAGGTCAGGTTGAGGAACTTCGCAAGCAGGGGCTCTCACAGCCGCAGATCGCTAAGGCGATGGGTATCACGACCACACAGCTTCGCGCGCATATCACCAACGCCAATGCTGAGTTGAAAGCCGATAAGGTGCATCGAGCCCTTACTCTCAAAGAGAAGGGTCTGTCCACTTCGGCGATCGGTCGAGAGATGGGTCTCAATGAGAGTTCCGTTCGAGAACTCCTCAAACCTGATGCTCTTGCTCGCAAGGATAAGATCTCGAAGACTGCTGATATTCTTCGTGAGGACGCTGATAATCGTAAGTTCATTGATTACGGCACCGGTGTTGAGCTTAACCTCGGGGTATCTAATGAGCAGCTCAAGGCTGCTGTTGAGATGCTCAAGAATGAGGGCTACGAGACTCACGACGTATATTTGAAGCAGGCGGGTTTGGACCGATACACCAACATTCGTGTCCTATCTCCTCCCGGCACTCCCAAATCGGAAGTGGTGAAGAACCTTGATAAGATTCGCACTCCCGGTGTTGTTGTGCGTGACGGCGATATTACTACTGGTATTCGGAAGCCTAGTAACCTCGATTCCAAGAGACTCGAAGTTAAGTACGGGCCAGACGGCGGTAGTGATATGGATGGTGTCATTGAGCTTCGTCGCGGAGTTCGTGATTTGGATTTGGGTAATAGCCATTATGCTCAGGTCCGCATTGCTGTGGATGGAACCCATTATCTAAAAGGTATGGCGATGTATTCCGATGATCTTCCGAAGGGTGTTGATGTTCGTTTCAACACCAATAAGAAGAACACCGGAAACAAGATGGACGCGCTCAAACCGCTTAAATCTGATCCTGATAATCCATTCGGCGCCACCATTAGACGCCAGATGGAGTATATTGGCAAGGATGGAAAGAAGAAGCTATCCCCGCTTAATCTGGTTAACGACGAAGGATCTTGGGACGACTGGAGCAAGTCTCTGGCATCGCAGTTTCTTTCGAAGCAGAGTCTCGATATGGCTAAACGTCAGCTCGGGATTACCCGGAAGAAGTTCGACGACGATTTCCAAGAGATCATGTCGCTTACCAACCCGGTTATTAAGCGAAAGCTTCTCGAGAAGTTCGCAGAGTCTGCCGATTCGGCTTCGGTCCATCTTAAAGCCGCCGCATTACCACGCCAGGCAGCACAGGTCATTCTTCCGCTTAAGAACATTAAGCCGAATGAGGTCTATGCACCGAATTTCAAGCACGGCGAGCGGGTCGCACTAGTTCGATATCCCCACGGTGGAACGTTCGAGATCCCCGAGCTTGTTGTCAACAACAAATTCAAGGATGGAATTCGTCTTATTTCGCCAAAAGCGAAGGACGCAATCGGTATTCATCCGTCTGTCGCAGAACGATTGTCGGGAGCCGATTTCGATGGCGATAATGCTGTCGTTATTCCACTCGGTGGAACTACCAAAGTTCGAACTGCTCCTCCGCTTCGTGGTTTGAAGGGCTTCGATCCTAAGACCGCATACCCTGCGGTTCCGGGAATGAAGCGTATGACAAATACGCAGACCGAAATGGGTAAGATCAGTAATCTCATTACCGATATGACCCTCAAGCAGGCTAAGCCGAGCGAATTGGCTAGGGCTGTCCGTCATTCGATGGTTGTTATCGACGCTGAGAAGCACGGGTTGAATTATGTTCAATCCGAAAAAGATAATGGCATTGCTCAATTGAAGCAGAAATATCAGAATGGCGGTGGCGCATCCACACTCATTTCGCTGGCTAAGTCTAAGGCGTACGTTCCTGAGCGGAAACTTCGCCGCGCTTCAGAAGGTGGATCTATAGATCCCAAAACTGGCGAGCTCATTTACAAAGAGACTGGTCGCTATTATGAGAAGCGTCTTAAGAATGGTACTGTTAAACGGGTTTATTATCAAACCGAGACCCGTAAGATGAGTACTGTTAAAGACGCCCATGCGCTATCTTCGGGTACTACTATGGAAGCGCTATACGCCGACCATGCTAATAAGCTCAAGGCCATGGCTAATAGGGCCCGCAAGGAATCTATTAACCAACCATCCATTGTCAAGAACCCTGCTATTGCGGAAACATACGCCCCCGAGGTTTCATCCCTCCGGGCTAAACTAAACACCGCCCTCAAGAATAAACCCCTGGAGAGACAAGCCCAGGCGGTAGCAAAGGGGGTACTTGATGCCAAGCGGGCCTCCAACCCGGACATGGATGCTGACGAAGCAGCGAAGATCGAGTCAATGGCTTTGCGTACTGCGCGCCAAAGACTAGGCGCAGACAAGGCAGGTAGTAGGGTACAACCTACACCACGAGAGTGGGAAGCCATACAGAAGGGCGCTGTCTCCAACCACTTCTTGGAGCAAGTCATCGCTAATGCTGACATCGACTACATCAAACAGCTAGCCACACCAAAGGTTAAGCAAGGTTTGAGTAACGCTCAGATAGCGAGAGCTGAAGCTATGCAGCGTAACGGAGCAACCAACGCTGAGATTGCTGAAGCACTTGGTGTCTCGACATCGACAGTTCGTCGTGCTATTCTTGCATGAACTTAGAAGAAAGGAAGTGAAGAACTAATCATGAGATTGTGTAGACTAACAACTATTGACAATCCTTACGATCCTTTCGATGAGTTCGATAAGTGGTACTTATGGGATGTCCAACATGGGTACCACACCTCGGCCTACCTAGGTAGGGTGGCACGGACCTCTGGTGATCTGTCAGAAGTTGATGACAACTTGGCGAACGAGCAAGCAATCGATGAGATTGTGGAGCTAAATCTTGTCGGAATTTACAGAAAAGTTTTGAGAGACGTTTGAGTTTCTGCTATTTCTGCTATTTCGACTCAAGCCGGGGGGACCTCGCAAAAAATGCGGACCCCTGGTCATCGCCCGCCTCCTCATATTTTCCCCGCGGGGATTTTTGAGGGTTGCGTTTTGCATCCGGGCGGTTCGGCTATAGGCTTGACGACTTCCCCGCACCGTTGGGTTTTCTGTGGTGCTCCTCCCCGACGAGTATCTGAGGGCTTGGTACCCCTTCAGAAGGCGGGTAGAAGTCGTCAAGTCTATAGTCGAACCGCCCGGAATGTTGTATATTCTCCCCTGGACTAGGAGGTAACTCATTGGGAGGCACCAAGAAGTCTCGGGTTTCAGGAGCAACCACCCCCGAGAAGCAGGAACACATCCTCATCGGACTAGCTTATGAGCTTGCGGAGAAGCAACTTCGGGAGGGAACGGCCTCTCCGATGATTGTTGCGCAGCTTTTGAAGCGAGGAACTCTTCGAGAGGAATTGGAACTCGCTAAACTCCGCCAGGAGACCGCGGTTCTCAACTCTAAGAAGGCTGTACTCGATTCTAGCACCAATACTGAACAACTGATGACCGAGGCAATCGCCGCCATGAGGTCTTATCAAGGGGTCGAAGACCAGTGAAGCGTACCGTCACCGAGTTGTTCCGACTCAAAACCTTCGAGGATCGTTACGAGTATCTCAAGCTCGGAGGTTCCGTCGGCGCTGATACTTTCGGTTTCGATCGTTATCTGAACCAACATTTTTATCGGTCACGAGAGTGGAAGTCGGTCCGCGATCAAGTCATCATTCGAGACAACGGTTGTGATCTTGGCGTCGACGATCGTGAGATCCAGGATCGGATTATCATACACCACATGAATCCTATGGTCGCCTCAGATCTCGAGGACTACAATCCTGATGTCTTGAACCCCGAGTACCTTATCACCACAACACACGCAACCCATAACGCTATACACTATGGGGACCGTCGATTACTAGTAACTCTTCCGCCAGAGCGGAGACCTAACGACACCATCCCATGGAGGTAGTATGGGCGTCCTTAAGGATACCAAACAGGTTTTGGGCGTCGATAAAGACGATCATTCTTTCGATGTCGACATCACAATGCATGTCAACTCGGCGTTGATGATCTTACGACAGACTGGCGTACTCCCAACCATAAGCAGGATTGTGGACGACTCGACCACTTGGGAGGAGTTGTTCCCTCCGGCCAATGGTCTCTGGGCCGTCCAGAGTTATGTGTATCTGCGCTGCCGGATCTGGTTTGATCCTCCTTCCAATTCTTTCGTTCAGACAGCCATCGAGAAGCAGATCAGCGAGCTCGAGTGGCGTCTAAACGTCTACGCAGAAAGCGAGTCAAAATGAGTTTCGATAACGCCGATGCCGTTTTGGCTCACCACGGCGTCAAGGGTATGAAGTGGGGTGTTCGTAAACAGCGGGCGACCGTAAGTTCATCCCCCAAGCCTAAGGGGCATGATGACTATAATCACGCCCATTCAGACATCGCCAACATGACGCTTTCCAACAAGGAATTGCAGCGCCGAGTCAACCGTTTGAATCTCGAGAAACAGTACAACGACCTCGTCGCTAAGAAGCAGAGCAAGTATACTAAGAAGCTTGGCGAAAAGTATGCTGAGAACTTTGCCAACATTACCATGAAGATTGCTGGGGCTGCGGCTAGCGCTGCATTCGCCTTCGCCTTCAAGGCAATTCTCGACAAAGCTATTAGTGGCGGTCTTGATGCTTCCACGGCGGACAAGATCCGTAAGGGTGTCGCGGCTGCCGGAAAGGTTCTCAAATGATCTATGACTATCCTGAGGATTTTCTGGCTCACCACGGCATTAAAGGTATGCGTTGGGGGTCCGGAAGCAGCGAACTCCCGGCGTTAATCGAAAGACAGACCGAGCAGCTCGCAAGGACGCTAAAGAATTCACCCAGGCTAAGATGTACTACGGCGAGGGCGCAGGAAACCGTCGAAAAATGATCAAGGCCAAGGTCGATCAGCGATCGAAAGACGCCGCTTATAAAAAGGCCTTCGACAACCACGTTTCGAACACCAATTGGGAGAAGCGCGGTCGGCAGGCTCGAGGCAAGCGACGCCGTCAAGACGTTAAGAACTCGGCAGGCAAGACCGCTCGAGGGATTCGGAATCTGGCGACGGGAAATACTCAATATGTTGGAACAGCGGTCCTTGCCGGAGCTGCTGCGTTCAAAGGCGCACAAATGGCCGGCGTCATACCGCCCACCGCAGATATCGCCAGGAAAGCAGCCAAAGCGGGCCGAACTGGTTATGACGCGGTTGTCAACTCCGGAGCTATGCGTCGAATGATGCATGAGATCAACATATATAATGGTCGTCGAGCGTTTAATAAACAGTTCGGCTAATCTTCAAGAAAGAGAGTCTAATGAGCGCACATTACGACGATGAGATCCTTGTGCATTTCGGAGTCAAGGGTATGCATAAGGGCGTTCGAAGAGTTAAGGGTGATCTAGTCGCTAATCCTCGTGTCGTCCGTAGTAAGCAGTTGGCGCAACCTGCGAAGCCCGTCACAGGTGTCGCAGCGGCTATGGCTTCAGCTCGACGTGCGGGTAACAAGCGAATGGAGGCCCAGAATGCTGTTCTGGGATCTCCTAAGAAGATCGTACGTGGCGAGTTGAAGAGTTCCAACCGTCGAGTGGGTAGGGTAATTCCTCGATCGTAAAAGAAAGGTCGGAGATGTCTGCTCACTTCACCGATGAGTTCCTCATCCACTATGGCGTGCCTGGTATGAAGAAGGGGCAGAAGATGTCCCCGGAAGAGAAGGCAGCCCGAGAGCGACTTCGCTACGAGAGACAAGTCGCGGCGGCCAATCGCCGGGCAGCTGCTCAACAGCGAAAAGCTAATAATGCCGCGATTCGCGCTCAGAAGAGAGCAGCCGCGCAACAGCGAAAAGCCGCCAACGCTGCTATTCGGGCTCAGAAGAAAGCTGCACGAGAGAGTAAGAAAGCGGCAGCAGCCGAAGCTAAGAAGAAACTCGAAGCTAAGCGCACGGCCGAGGCGACTCTACTTCGTTCTCACCGTATGAGCAAGTATCAAGCCGCTGTTGAGCGAGCCAACGGGAAGACTTTCCGTCCTGGGATGATGCGAACACTTCCGATCGATCGGAGTAAGCTCAATCAGCAGTTCGGTTCAGTCGCCGAGATGCGAAAGAACGCCGCCCGTCGGCGATAGTCAAAATGGAGGATGGCGATGCTCAGCAACACCGCGACGCCTAAGTACTACGGCGCTTTCCGAGCCAAGGTACTGGCGGGCGAGATTCCGGTGTGTCGGGAGATCGCTATGGAGATGAATCGGATCGACGAACTCATCGCAGATCCTAACATCTATTACGACGATCGAGCAGTCGAGGGTTTTGTTCGGTTCGCTGAGGCTGAGATGACTCTCACTGATGGTGAGGAGCTCAAACTTCTTGACTCCTTCCTTCTTTGGGCCGAACAGATCTTCGGTTGGTGGTATTATAAACAGCGCTCTGTCTACGTACCAAAAGAAGGAGGGCATGGAGGGCACTTCGAGATGCGTAAGGTCAAACTTCGCCTTACCAATAAGCAGTACCTCATCGTCGGACGAGGTGCAGCCAAATCCCTCTACGAGACCTTACTCCAGGCATACTTTCTGGTGATCGACACAAGCACCACACATCAAATCACAACCGCGCCTACTATGAAACAGGCGGAAGAGGTGATGAGTGCTTTTCGAACCGCCATCGTCCGAGAGCGTGGTCCGCTGTTTAAATTCCTGGCGATGGGTAGCCCGAACAGCACCTCCAATAAAGCACTCCGGCCTAAACTGTTCCCCTCTAAGAAGGGCATCGAGAACAACCTGACAGGTAGCCTCCTTGAGGTCCGTCCGATGACCATCGATAAACTTCAGGGTCTCAGAACCAAGATGAACACTGTCGATGAGTGGTTGTCGGGGGACATTAGGGAAGACGTTGTTGGGGCGATCGAGCAGGGCGCGTCGAAGATTCAGGATTACTTGATTCTCGCGGTGTCTTCCGAAGGAACTGTTCGAAACTCCGCGGGCGATTCCATGAAGCTCGAGCTCCTTAGTATTCTGAAGGGTGAGTTCAAAGATCCACATACATCAATCTGGTACTATCGTCTCGACGATATATCCGAGGTCGCTAACCCGGAGATGTGGATCAAAGCCCAGCCGAATCTTGGAATCACGGTGTCTTACGAGACTTACCAGCGCGATGTTGAACGAGCAGAACATGTTCCTTCGGCCCGCAACGACATTCTTGCTAAGCGGTTCGGTATCCCTATGGAGGGATACACATACTTCTTCACGTATGAGGAGACTCTACCGCATCGCAAGCGCGATTTCTGGGGGATGCCTTGTGCACTCGGGGCGGACCTATCTCAAGGTGACGACTTCTGTGCTTTCACTTTCATGTTTCCGCTGCCTCGAGGCGAGTTCGGAGTCAAGACACGATGTTATATCTCGAGTCTCACTCTCGCTAAACTCCCCTCAGCTCTGCGACTCAAGTATGATGAATTCATCGAGGAAGGCTCGCTTCAGGTCTTGGAGTGCTCCATCCTTGATATGATGGAGGTTTACGATGATCTGGATCGTTTCATCGATGATTGTCGTTACGATGTTCGTTCGTTCGGGTTCGACCCGTACAATGCGCGCGAATTCGTAGCGCGCTGGGAGCAGGAGAACGGGCCTTACGGACTCGAGAAAGTCATTCAGGGTGTTAAGACTGAATCAGTTCCTCTCGGGGAACTGAAGAAGCTGTCTGAAGAGCGGGCTCTACTCTTCGACGAGTCTCTTATGCAATTCACCATGGGTAACTGCATCACTCTCGAAGATACTAATGGTAACCGAAAACTTCTGAAGAAGCGCCGTGAAGAGAAGATCGACTCTGTTGCCGCAATGATGGATGCTTTCGTCTCCTACAAGCTAAACAAGGAGGCATTCGAATGAGTGATTACCTTTCGCACCATGGTGTCAAAGGTATGAAGTGGGGTGTTCGAAAAGACAAAGATAAGGCTCATCGACAGAGCGCGATGTCCGGTTACACCGAGGTTGCTCAAAAAATTAGAACAAGCGAGAAAACTGTCGACACGAAAAGTTCTAAAGGTGTAAACGTAAAAGCCGGAAGTACTCTCTACCGAACACATCGAGCTAAACAAGGTAAAAAGCTCGGGGACTATTCCTATTTTAGTACAAACGGCACAGACGCTGCTCAGTATCGTGGGATCATGCCTTCGATGCGGGAGGGTGTTGGGCGTAAAAAGTATAACAAGAAATGGGTTGAGTCTACATATAAAACCACTAAAGATTTAAAGGCTCCTTCTGCGAAAGAGTCATACGAGATCTTTAACAAGGTCATGAACGAACCTGTCATGCATGTTGGTCGAAAACACCAAGCAATCCTTGGACGGGAGTACATAAACTCGATGTACTATCCGCAAGTTTTCACCGACAATACATATCACAAATTCTTGGCCGTCCAGTTCATGAAGAATCATTTCAACGATGCATTCCTCAAAGAGGTAAAGAGTCGTGGTTACAATGCGCTTCAAGATTTCAATGATGTCGGGGGTGTGAGCAAATCTCCAATCATCTCGTTGGATCCTGACGGTTCTGTTCGTGAAGTCGGTCGCAGGGCGCTTTCCGCGTGGGACATCAATGAGTCTCAGAAGAACCTTAAAGCATTCCGTTAACCTAGGGAGAGCTGAACGAATTGGCTGAAACTTTTGGCGCCAGGTTAGCCCACGCCTGGAATGCTTTCACAGGTCGGGGCGATCCTAAAGAGTATTGGAATTCGGGACCGGTCACAACACTACGTCCTTCATCTGTTACTCGGCGACTAATCCCAAACGATAAGTCGCTCGTAAAGACTATCTACAACCAGATAGCCATCGATGTGGCGGCTGTTAACTTCCGACATGTCCGTGTGGATCAAAATGGTAGATTCCGCGCAGAGATACCTTCGGATCTGAATGACTGCTTGACAGTTGCTCCCAACCTCGATCAGACGATCAGACCTTTTATTCAGAGTCTCGTACTGAGTCTGTTCGATGAAGGTGCCGTAGCACTCGTTCCGGTTGATACCACTCTGGACCCGAAGGTGACGGAGTCGTATGACATTCGTTCGATGCGAGTCGGGCGGATAGTTGACTGGCGACCTCGCCACGTGACTGTTGAAGTCTATAACGATGCCGACGGGCAGAAGCATGAAATCCTGATGCCCAAGAGCGCAGTCGCGATCATCGAGAATCCCATGGCTGATGTGATGAACGGACCGAACTCCACCATCTCACGCCTTCAGCGGAAGCTTTCGATTCTCGATTCCATCGATGAGGCCGCCGGTAAAGGTAAGCTCGATCTCATCATCCAGCTTCCATACGTCATCAAGTCTGAGGCCCGACAGGAACAGGCCAAGAAGCGCCAGCAGGCTATCGACGAACAGCTGACGAACTCGGCTCATGGTATCGTGTACACTGACGGTACCGAGAAGATCACTCAGCTCAACCGTCCTGCCGAGAACAACCTTCTCGATCAGATCAAGTTCCTGAACGAGGAGTTGTACAACCGTCTAGGAATGCCGGCGGACGTGTTCCAGGGTAAAGCCACCGAAGAGATGATGCTTAACTACTGGAATCGTTGTGTGGAACCCATCGTTGCGGCTATTGCCGATGCGATGAATCGCGCATTCCTTACCAAGACTGCCCGCACGCAGGGCCAGCGAGTGATCTACCAGCGAGATGTGTTCCGTAACACGACGATTACTGGTCTGTCGAATGTCGCCGACATTCTGATTCGTAATCAAGTGCTTACAGGTAATGAGCTTCGACCGGTATTCGGTTTCCCACAATCTGATGAGCCTATTGCTGACCAGTTGGGTAACCCCAACGTTAACCAACTCGATGCGTACAACACGCAGGCGGATCAATCGGTCGATGTGGATCCGTCCTACTATGACGAACAGGAGGAGTAGTCAAAATGGGAGTTTCGAAGCGAGACTTCGACTTCAGTGGCTACGCCACACGAAATGACCTGCGATGCTCCGACGGTCGAACTATTCGTTCGGGGGCGTTTGTCGATAACGATGGTGGAACCGTTCCACTGGTCTGGCAGCACGGGCATAACTCGCCCGACAACGTGTTGGGTCACGCGCTGCTGGAGAACCGAAACGATGGGGTCTACTGCTACGCCAAGTTCAACAATGGTGAGCAGGCTAAGACCGCCAAGGAGCTTGTGAAGCACGGGGATGTGGACAGCCTCTCCATCTTCGCAAATAAGCTGACTCAGCGAGGGGGTGATGTTCTTCACGGGAACATCGTCGAGGTTAGCCTGGTACTGTCCGGGGCTAACCCTGGAGCACGGATTGACAACGTGTCTCTCCAGCACTCCGACGGCTCGATCGAGGAACTCGACGAAGCTGTCATCTTTACAGGTCTCGAGCTTAGTCATGCTGATGAGACTGAAGAGGACAACTCTAAGGAGGCCGATGTGGCTGATGAGGAAACTGTCGCGGACGTTCTTAACACGCTGACTGACAAGCAGAAGGACGCCGTATACTACGTCATTGGGCAGGCTATCGAAGATGCCCAGCAGGATGACACCGACGACACCGACGACACCGACAAGGAAGAGGCTATGCACTCTAACATTTTCGAGGGCGATGACACCCTGAAGGGTACCGATGACGAGATCGCGCTGGCGCACTCCGCCGTGGTCGACGCTCTCGAGGACGCTCGCAGCCACAACCTGAGCTCCTTCAAGGACGCTTTCCTTCAGCACGCCGGGACCTATGGCATTGACAACATCGAGGTCCTGTTCCCCGATGCTCGCACTGTCACCGATGAGCCCACCTTCATCAAGCGCCGCACCGATTGGGTTTCGGGCGTTCTGAACGATGCTAAGCACTCTCCCTTCTCTCGTATCAAGTCCATTCACGCGGATATTACGGACGACAAGGCGAGGGCCCTGGGTTACACCAAGGGTAACCGTAAGAAGGAAGAGGTCTTCAAGCTTCTGAAGCGGGTCACCACCCCGACTACCGTCTACAAGAAGCAGAAGTTCGACCGTGACGACCTGATTGACATCACCGACCTGAATGTAGTCGCCTGGGTCAAGAAGGAGATGCGTCTCATGCTGGACGAGGAGATCGCTCGTGCGCTCCTTATCGGTGATGGTCGCGACATTTCCTCCCAGGACAAGATCAACGAGGAGAACATCCGACCCATTTGGAAGGACGACTCTCTCTACGCCATCAAGGTCCTTCTCGAGAAGAAGGTCGTCGGTGAGGATCTTGTCGACGCCATCATCAAGTCTTTCGCCGACTACGAGGGTACCGGTACTCCTAAGCTGTACACTACCCAGGCCGTCGTCACCGAGCTGCTCCTGCTGAAGGACAAGATCGGTCGTCGCCTCTATGAGACCAAGGCGTCTCTCGCCGCTGCTCTCGGCGTTTCCGAGATCGTCGAGGTCCCGGTGATGAAGGGTGCTGCCCGCGACACCAAGAAGAACGGTAAGGCCGACCTCGTTGGTATTATTGTCAACCTCGCCGATTACAAGATCGGCGATGACACGGGGGGC